TCACTCATCGATTTCTAAGCTCCTGAAAGCACCCGCACCAAAGCGGTTCGAGATTTGGGCGACCCGCACCGTGAAAACGCCGGTGCAACCGTCGGATTGGCGGTCAGCAAGCGCATAGGTCCAGGATGGTTCCGTGGTGACAGTTTCTCGCATCAACTCGCCGCCACAAATCACTTGAATCGCGTAGCGCTCGAACTCTTCCCCCAACGGGACCTCGAAGGTTTGCCAATTATCTCCGTCGATCCGAGTTCGCCGGATCCATTCGAAGCGAATGACGTCCCCGTCCGAAACGCTTTTGAGGTGAGCCGGCGCATAGGGCCTTAGCCCGACCCCGTCGAATGCGGCGACGGTATGGGTGTATGATGTGTGGTCAAATGACCTTGACGAAGGACCTATGCGATAGTGCCGTTCAAGTCCGCGGGTCGCCTCGAGCATTTCGATCTGTTGTGGCGCACCGTCCAGAAGGACGACAATACTCCCGGCGGGCCAGACATCTGGGACCACGCCATCAGTCCCCGCCTGGCCGCGCAACCGTCCACTAATCTCGTAGGTGTCGGTATCGACAAGTTCCGCTTTCGAAAACTGGAAGACTTCCCAGTCCCCACCAACCTCACTCCCAATTGCGGCAGCGTTCGCACCGTTCAACATCGTTTCTTCAGTTACGGCCGATATATACCCAGAACCAAATCGAATCCGTAGCGGTGCACCGCGGTCTATGACACCCGGATCAGCCTTCGGCAGCGCGGTTTCGGTAACTCCAATCGTCGACCGAGAGTCAACGATACGGTTAAGCTCGTACCCGTCGTCTTCAGGCGAGGAATAGACGGCAATACTGCCCGGCCACGGGCGTGCAGTCACGGCCACATAAGGGGCCGCTGGTTGCTCGGTACCGGACAAAAGCGGAAGATCCATCAACACCGAGTAGGTAGGCATTGGTGCCAGATAAGGCTTGATTCGCAGATCATCTGAAATATCGGGCGCTGGCCGGTAAACCCCAGGTTCTATCCTCGAACCTGCGATTTTCAGAGTGTCGCCGGTGTCGACACGATCAACCCGAAAACGTGAAACCGCGTTGTTGTGCTGTATACCGACGACGTCGCCAGCCACGACATCTCGACGGGATGGAGGAAGAGCGGCGTGGATAGTATCTCTTGCGACACGCGACTCAGCCAACCATCGCTCTGCAACCTTCTGGCCTTCAGCCGACGTGAGCGACATTTCCAGTTCGGCGGCCGACACGACAGGGCTCGTTTCATCGGGGAAAATCGCCTCGGATGAACGTGTCTCGAAATCTCCGTCGGCTAGAACGTGGTTCAACCGGATCCGACCGGCCATTTCAGCGTCCGGAGCGCGATTCTCCTCAACAAGCCCGCCAAGTTCCGACGTCACGGCAAGTAGTGAAGTATCTATCGCGGAGTCGACAGTTCCATCGCGGGAATGAAAGTGTAAAATGCCCTCTCGCTCGCTCGCATCGAAACCATGCGCAAGCATCAATGGTTGCAAGGCCGAACGCGCGTCAGAAACCTCTCTGACCGCGTAGCCACGAACCAACCCGTTCAACCCCTCCACGTCCACATCCAAGACACCTGACCGCACGCAAATGTCTGCAACGACAGCAGCGAGAGATTCAGATGTCGTCCGGCCGTTTAGCCAATGGCCGGTCACGTAGTTTTCGCCATCTCCCCAGATGGCATCGTTCGCCGGAAAGCTTGGATAGGGGCGGGCATCCCACGCCCAAACATGTGCCCGGCCCATATCGATCATTTGGCCGCTATACACGGACGACGCAGGATTGTTTTGCGGATCACTCCAAAACGAATGCAGCGCCCGGAGGTACTGCGCCTGTATCAAATCGTCCCGTGTGCCTGACGAGAAATATGGCAGGCTCGATTCTGACGACTTGGGATCCAGGAATTTGTTGGGTTGGTTGGTCCCCTTGTCGATCGCCGAGCATCCCAACTCGGTAAACCAAATCGGTTTGCTTTCCGGCACCCACGCAGTCGACGCCGGCTGCCGCACACCGGCGATCCTCTCGTGGTGCGCGTGTTTCCACCAGTTCAGAATGTCCTTGTAGCGGAACACCCACGGCTCGCCATGGGTACCGTCTCCAATGGGAAGGCGCTCTTGGGAGTCTCGTCCGTCCTGATCGGCGTAGTACCAATCGTACCCTTCGCCACCCGCTACATTGCTCTTTAAGTAGTCAATGTCGTAGATCGACTTCCAATCTGCGTCAGCATGATCAGGTCCATCACGCCAATCAGACAGCGGCATGTAGTTGTCAATACCAACAAAATCGATATCCGAATGTGCCCAGAGAGGATCGAGGTGGAAAAAAACATCACCCGATCCGTCTTGCGGATGATAGCCGAAGTACTCGCTCCAATCCGCTCCATAGCCGATCTTGGTATCCGCACCAAGGATCGCGCGAACATCCTCTGCTAAAGCCACTAGCTCCGCCACCGCGGGAAACGAGTCATCCGCACCGCGGATTTGCGTCAGACTCCGCATTTCGGAGCCGATGCAAAATGCGTCCACACCTCCGGCCGCCGCGCAAAGATGCGCGTAGTGCAGAATGAACCTACGATACGTCCAACCATCCGATCCGCTAAAGCCGACAGTATTTTCGACCCCGGTGAATTCTGCGACTTCGGCGTTCCCGAAGAACGCAGCAACTTCGGTTTCGGCCACCTCGGTTCCGTCCGGGCTTCCACCCAATCCTGGTGCCAGAGATGTGGTGATCCTACCGCGCCACGGAAGCGCGGATTGGCCCACGTTTCCAGTCCATGGATCTGGAAGCGTATTGTCGGCCAATTGGTCCATCAAGATGAACGGATAGAAAGTTATAGACTTGCCAGCCTCTCGCAGCGCCTTGATCGCTTCGACAACGGACTGATCCGTCGGTGTACCGCCGTAGATTGGGCGTCCGTCGACAACGGGGACACTTTCGGCGCCGGTACGGTCCAGTCCGCCTACGCTCCATGCCATGCGATTCCCGTCTGGCTCGTGCTTTTCGACCTTGGGTTTCAGGGAGCACGAACCGCATCGCAAATCGTCGCCAAACCAGGAAACGACCAACGAAACAGCCTCACATCTCGGGAGCTCTTCGTTCAGTTGCTCTAGCGATGTGGCGAAGTCTGTCAGTCCACTCGGCGAGTTGACGTTGGCAGACGCGACCCACCCGTATCCGTTATCGTATTCCACAGGAGTCGTTGCGAGCGCGTATTCACCTGTACCTGGAATCAACGCGACAGCACCAATCAACGAAGAAAGACTCGTCGCACCCTCGGGGACATTCCCAGGATCACACGCACGAATAACCTCGAACGAAAACTGAGGAACACGGTTGCCGTATCGCGCTAGTCCCAGATCTTCGAAAACGACATAGGCAATTCCGCGATACGCGGGCACGTTTCCCGTACCTTCAACAGCTTCCATCTTGGGGTCCGGCATCTGGTCCGCCGTCCCGGTATAGATGCGCATGTTGAGATCTTGCGGCTCAACCTCGATACCGTCCGCCCATACTCGACCAAGGCGCAAGATCTCGCCTTCACAAAGCGCAACGGCAATACTGACCGAGTAGCTGTAAGTTGTGGTCGTCGTCCCGCCACCACCACCTTTGCCACCCTGCGTCCGGTTTTTTTTCTTTTCAAGGAACTTGGACGACCAGATCACTTGCCCGCCAAGGCGCATGCGACCGTAGACTTGGCCAATTGCGGTCCCTTCGCTTGCTCCCGTCAGACGAAAGCGTTCCAGGCGTCCTGTCTCGACGACTTCGCTGCCACCCCCCAGCAAACGCTGATCGACGACGCGCCCGAGCGTCGCGCCAATCGCACGTCCGATAACCGCCGTGGTTATCCCGAAGGCGGATCCACCAAATGCACCACCGACAGCCGCACCTGCTGCACCGAGTATAAGGGTCGCCATCACCGAACTCCTTTCGGGAATGCGAAACGTGCAACGATCCGTCGTTGCCAGGCTTGTGTCAGCGCGCTTTCGACCACTCGATGCCCGCTATATGCATGAATGAAACTCGGGCATGCGTTCCGTTCGGCCGCAATTCCCAGATGTTTCGCAACGGCACCTTTGCGCATGCGAAACAGCACGACCTCGCCCGGTGCGGGCATGCCGGCCATTTCGACTTCCGATAGATGTCTGCCTGCGGCCTGCCACAGCCGCTCCTCTCCAGCCGCCTCCATCCAGTCCGGAGTGTAGGTCGGCACCAACTCGGGCTCGCCGCCGAAAAGCTCCCGCCAAATGCCACGCACAAGCCCCAGACAATCAGCCCCGGCTCCGCGCACGGACGCCTGATGGCAATAGGGCGTGCCAATCCATTTGCGTGCGATCTCAACGACCAACTGGTTTTTGACTGGTGGCAAATGGTCCGTCGCAACAACCTCACCCATTGCGGCTTCCTCCGTCGTTGTCATCGGCCTTTGTGGGATAGGCGGTTAGCCAGTCAGCTCCCGGGATGTCAGGGAAACCGCGAAAATTCAGAATGTTATCGAACTTCTTCGCGCATGTATCGGCACGCTTGTCGCACCCTGGCTCCAACCGGATCGTGTCGCCAGCGGATAGCTTTGATCGAAGTTCCTGCCACAGCTCGAGGTTACGCGTCGCACCATCAATCTGATCACGCTTTATCAGTGCGACAGTTCCTGCCGCCATTCCATCAGCTACGACGATCCGTCCACGGTTGTACCACCCCTCAGCTCTGATACCATCGTCAGGCACTTGCACAACAATCCGTTCTACAACTGCCAGGACCTCCGTCTCTTGCGCGAAACCGGACGAATCCAGGTCGAACTGACAACGACTATCGCCAAGCACCGCCGAACAAACTGATTGGTACACATGACCCTGCGGTTGGTTCAGATCCTCGGTCAAACCGCGCAACTCGGACCTGAATGCGTCCCCCGATCGCGTGATCTCTCCGAGTGATCCTTTGAACTGTACGAGCCGCTGAGTTGGATCGTGCCAATTCACCAACCAGGACGTGACGTCCGCGCCATCGTACTTTCCGGCTTCGATATCCTCTTCTGAAATCGCTGCCGCGCTCAGCGCGCCTGCCGCCTCGGAGTTATCGACAGCGAGACCGGTGGTTTGCTCAAGCGCCGAGGCCGTGAAGCCGGAAGAGGCTGCAAAAAGCGTACCATCGAACTCCACGTCCACATCGTGATCGGTGAACCCCAGGGTCATCCCGTCCTTGCGCACCACTCGCCAGCATCGGCAAACCGTGGTGCTCCCTTCGCCCAGATGGGACAGTAGCGCCTGCCCGGATGCACTGAATTTGGCCATCAGACGCGCACCTCCAGAACGGGAACATCGGGGATTTCGCCCGCTTCGAAGGCAACCGCGGAAATGCTGATGGCATCCGTGTCGAACCGAACGGGCACGTCGAATTCATAGCCAGCCGTGACCGCAATCCCCGCAGACGGAGCCGAAGCAAGGGACACGAGTCCGGTTGTCGGATCAACTTCCCAATCCGAGCCTTCGGACAGCACGGCACCGTCTACTGCGACCGCAACCGTGTTAGCGACAGGTTTTCGGATCGGGCGGGAATACTCATGGTTTCCAGACGAATACAGCCGACACAACTGGAACTCGGTCGTGCTGCCGTCCCCAGTGCCAATACGTTGATCCTGCGCGCCAATCGCCTGCGATGGCAGGCATGACTTGTAATCCGCCCAGTCTTTCCAGCGGAACCCGTAGAGTTGTCCTCGCCGGGCTTCGAAGAAGGCGATCAACGCCTGCAAATCGTCCAGCGAGCGCACGCCAACGCCGGCATCGTACCGGCGGCGAGAGTGCTCCCAAGGCGTGTTGCGTTCTTCGAAACCGTTCGCAAGCGTCACAATCTCCGTACGACGCTCCGGCCCGCCCACCGAGCCAAAGCTCAAGGCAGCCGGAAACCTGACTTCGTGAAAGCCCATGTCCGATACTCCTGCGTTGCACTACCGATTGCGTTGCCCGCGTCCGAGCGCGCGTCCAACCTGCGCGGCGATCTGCGTCTGGCTCTTTCGAAAGCCCTCTGCGTCAGGCGTGCTGATGTTCATGACGACCTGGATCGGTCTGGACGCAGCACCTTCAGCACGTACGCCCAACGATCCGTCGGCGCCCCGCGTCAGCGGCATGATTGCTTCGGGCCCCGCTTCGCCCATCAACCCGGTCCCATTTCGCATTGGGAACGTCGTCGGACTCGCGACAACGCCACCCTTGGCGAACGGCATCACGCGCCCCTGGCTGAAACTCGCACCGTTGGAAAAGGCCGCGGCACCGAGGCCGGCTATGCCACTGGCGATCATGTCGCCCACCTGGCTTGTGACCGGCTTGACCGCAGCAGAATATGTCGCGTTCACAATCGATTGCGCGACGGTTTTCAGCGCGTCAGAAGCCTTCATACTGTCAAACGTCAACCCGTCGAAGGCACGCCTCAACCCGCCACCGATTGTCGTCGAAAGTGAGCCAACGCTAGCGCTTGTTCGGGTGATGCTCTCCTGCATTTTCCGAAGCTCACTGTCAAAGATCGCCACAAGCGACCCCGCGCCATCCAAATTCGTTTCCAGGGCCTCGATCTGTGCATCGAGTGCCTCCACATCATCCGGGTCGAGCGCCATGGCTGCCCCCTTTCTCAATATCGGGATAGGCGCGCGCGAGCTCCTCGAGCCGCGCACGCGTAATCGGTGCCTGGGTCGTTTCCATTCCCAGCATCACCAACAATTCCACAGGGGTCAGTCGCCAGAATACTTCTGGGGCGAGCCCGAGTTGGCATAACCCCAACCGCATTAAGCCAGCCCAATCCATCGGCTTATCGGGCACTGTCGGGCAGAGAGAAGGCCCGGCCGAGCAACTGCGCTGCCACCTTGGCCGCTTCCGCCGGTCCATCACCAATCTCTGTTGTCCGAAGGTCTTCCGTGCGCCCGGTCCAACCGCCGCCGCGCAACCCAGCGACAATCAGAGCGAGCACGTCACGCGCCGAAAAGCGCCCGGCCTCGAATCGTTCCACGAGGTCGATCAGCGATCCCTCCGAAAGCGTGTCCTCCAGTTCGGCCAACGCCCCAAGCGTCAGCTTGCATTGATACGGAACGCCATCGAGGGTCAGCGACACTTCCCCGGTCCAAGGGTTTGCCATCGCCTACAGCGCCGAGAACAGAAGCGGACCGGCCGACGCCAGGGACATCTCGTATGTCGCCTCGCCGTCGTGGCTGCCGGAATACTCCAAGGTTGTAATCTGGAACGCGCCCTCAACCGTCCCAAAGTCCGGGATCACGACCTGGAAGACAGGCGTCTCTGCCGAAAAGAAAGCAGACCGTGCCCTTTCGTCGGTCTCTTCGTCCTTGAAGACACCGGATCCGCTGATGGACGCACTCCGCATTCCGGCACCCGACATCAGCTCGCGCCATCCGCCCTGGCTCTCCAGACTCGTCACATCAATCGTGTCGGCGTTGAAACTGATCCGCGTCGCTCGCAGGCCCGCGGCCGTCTGGAACTCGCCGCTGCCTGTCATGTCGATCTTGACTAGAAGGTCTTTGCCCGCCTGTGCACTCATGGCCGATCTCCGCTATCCCGTGATTTCCGTTGAAACTCAATCATCCTCGACCAGCGCCTCGAAACGCAGATCAATGCGCCGCTTGGTGCCAGCACCAACGCGCTGTGCGGTCGCTTTCAAGAACCGCATCTGAACGATACGGCCGCGCCCGAGAGTTGGCGCGGCACCATGCAGGGCGTCGGAAACGGCAACGGCCACATCCTTCGCCGCTAGGAATCCGCCACTCTCCGCCACGACACTCACCGTGAACCGATGTTTGGCACCCTCGCCCGTCTTGTCGCCCGCCGGCGTGACCGTCTCCGGGCCGAGGCTGATGTAGAGGGCGGGGACAGCTCCGGTCGGCACGGCGTCGTAGATTTCCGCGTCGACGAGCCCGGAAAGGGTGCTGTCTGCTTGAAGGTGCTGGTATATCGCCGATTGTAGCGCCGCCGCCGTTCCGTAGCTCATGCCGAAACCTCCTCTTCCCTCGTGAAGCAGGTCAGGTAGCGGCCGCGCACGTCCGCATCGGCGACAGCCAGTATCCGGAATACACGGCTCCCCTCCCGGAAACGCTGATCGGCCTTCGGCCGACTCGCCGCACCGGGCGGTGCAGAACGAACCGTGATACGGTACGGCACCGTCGAAAGCGTGAGGAATTCCTCCTCGGTCTCCTTGCCCGTGCCAGCCTTGACCTCTGCCCAAAGCGTGCCGAGAACAGACCAGGACTCGACAAAGCCGCCCGCGCCGTCAGGCACCCGCTCCAGCGCCTCGAGCGTCAGCTTGCGCGTTAGTTCCGGCTGCGCGGTGCTCATCTCGCACCCCCACCGACAAGCCGGACGTTCCGCCAACGGTCGACCAGCGAAGACACGCCGTAGGGCATGACTGCGCCACCGACCCGCATCTCGTGCCGGTACTCGAAGTAGTAGGCCGCCAGTAGCATCACCGCCTGCGCAAGATCCGCCGGCACATCGGCCCAGGCCGGACCGAAGCCCGCCGTGAAGTCTATGGAAATGGACCCTTGCGGCGGGATGGTCGGCAGTCGGCTACCGCGCGCCATCAGCACCGGGCGATGGGTATCCTGCTGCAACCGGTACTTCGAGGTATCGACAAGGCTCTCCCAGTCCAGGCAGTCGGTGATCCTCACTGCCGTGATCTCGCTCACAGGTGCCACCGGAAGCACCTGCGCTCGCCCGTCGCGCCAGGCTGTCAGGGAAAACGTGAAGGTCCGCTCCAGCAGCACTTTCCCGGTCCACGCTTCCACGGCCGCGATGGACGCACGCAGGAATGTCTCCAGCAGGCTGTCCTCGCCCCCCTCATCGGCAAACCCGGTGCCCAGGCGCAAATGGTCTCTGAAATCCGCAACCGGCAGTGCTGCCGCAGGCGCTGTGGTCTGCTCGACTAGCATCATTCATCTCTCCGAATGTTCTGCCCCTCAAAAGGTGGACTTGGCAGGCGCGCACCCCGCATTGCTCGGACGGAGGGGAGCAGCTGGTCAACGCGGTGAATCACTTCACGGCACGCACCCGCCGGCGGATTCGACCGTGAGGGGCCGAAACCGCCATTCCCGGGAGGCGTTAGCTCGCCGAGAATTTCAGCACCTTGATTGCGGCGAAATCGCTCACGTCGCCGCCCACGCGCTTGGTGGCATAGAACAGCACGTGGGGCTTGGCCGAGAACGGGTCGCGAAGCACCCGAAGGTCCGGACGCTCGGCAACGGTGTAACCGGCCGAGAAATCACCGAACGCGATGGAGGCGGAGCCGGTGGCAATGTCCGGCATGTCCTCGGCAATCATCACCGGGTAGCCGAGCAAGCGGGCCGGCTCGCCGGCCGAAAGTCCGTCGGACCACAGGAAGCGGCCGTCGCCGTCCTTCAGTTTCCGCACCGTGCCCGCGGTTTTGGAGTTCATGACAAAGGTCGCGCCCGCGCGGTATTCGGCGCCAAGCGAATAGACCAGGTCGATCAAGCAGTCCGCGCCGGAAAACCCGCCGTCCGCGCCCGACGCCACGTACCCGATATTGCCCCAGCTCCAGCTGTCGTTGTCGACCGTTGGATGCGTCAGGAAACCCGTGGGCTTGTCGACGCCGTCGCCATTGACGAAGGCTGCGGCCTCCGCGCGGGCAAACTTGTCTGCGATGCGGCCGGCGAGCCAGCCGTCGATGTCGAAGGCGCTGTCGTCGAGGAGCCGCTGGCTGGCCTTCGGCAGCGCCGAAAGCTCGTGCAGCGGGATGGTGATCCGCTCGATTTGCGGCGTATCGGTTTCGATGGACGAGCCGGTCTCGGTCGCCCATCCGGACCCGAGCTCACCGTGATCCATCAGAACATCGAACGACGTTGCCTCGACCGACACCACATTGGCGATCGAACGGATCGAGGCGTTCGACATCAGAACGCTCTTGATGGTTTCGGAGGTTTCGGGGTCCACCAGGTAGCCGCCGTCGGCCGCGACCGCCGTCGAGAGCGCTTTGCCCTCCAGTTCCAGGCCGCGCAGCGCGTCGTCGTCACCGGACCGCAGATAGGCTTCGAACGCCTTCTGGTGCGGGGCTCCCCCGGCCTCGGTCTGGGTGGCAAGCGCCGGGCGTCCGGCAATCATGGTTTTCCGATCCAGCATGGTCAGTCGCTCTTCCTGCTTGTGAATTCTGTTCTTTACGTCGGCCTGAAAGGTTCTGAAATCACTCAGAAAACCTGCCATGGCCTCCTTGAAATCGGGCAATTCCTGCCCGGCCCGAGCCTTCGTCTCGGCTGTGCTCATCGCATGGGTCCTTCCTAAATGGGCTAGGGGGAGGTCCGGCGGCTACTCTGCCGCCATGTCGCGGCGGGCCGCCTCCAGCGCCTCCGCCAGCTCGCGCATCAGGCCGGTCTCGGGGCTCTCCCCCTTGGCACCCACCCGCGCTTCGGGAAGCATCGGAAAGGTCACGAGCGACACTTCCCAAAGCTCCAGATCGTGCAGGAGCCGCTGGCCCCTTGCATCCTTCTCGGCCCGCTTGGTGCGGTAGCCGATTGACAACCCGTCGATGGCGCCCGCGTCTATCAGCGCTGCCGCCTCCCGGCCCTTTCCGACCTCGGTCAGAATGCGGCCTTTCACGTAGAGCCCGCGCGCATCTTCCCGAACCTCGTCCCATACGCCGATGGGTTGCGCGGGATCATGCTGCCAAAGCATCTTCACCCGCCGGTCAGCCGCCTCCAGAGCCTTCAGCGACTCCGCATAGGCGCCGGGCTGTACCACGTCGCCGCCTTGGTCCGTCTTGCCGAAAAACGAGGCGTACCCCTCGATCACGGCGCCATCCTTCACCGTCAGCGCCGCTTCGAACTGACAGAATTTTCGCTCCAGTCCGGAGCCGAACGTCTGATCCATATCTCGATCCTCTCTCTTGCCTCAGGCGCCGCCTTCCACGAGCGGAGGAAGGCCCAGAAGGGTGCGCTTCTCCGCGTCGGTCAGAAACGTCGCTGCACCCACACGCGCCCATTGCGCTTCCCGCTCGACACTGAGAGCCGGGATCTGATCCAGGTCCGGCGCCAGCGCGATCGACTCGTCCTGGAACCGGGAGAGCCAATCGGCGATCGTCGCCGCCACGCGGCTCGCCAGCGGCAGAACGGTCAGGCGGTAAAACGCCCGGTTCGCCTCCTGGTAATTCGCGTAGGTCAGGTCTCCGGGGATCCCCAGCATCATCGGCGGCACGCCGAAAGCCGTTGCGATCTCTCGCGCCGCGTCCGACTTGGTTTGCTGGAACTCCATGTCGGAAGGGGAGAACCCCATGGGCTTCCAGTCGAGCCCGCCCTCCAGCAGCATCGGCCGGCCCGCATTCCGGGCGCCTTGGTGATGCATCTCCATTTCGCTGAGCAGGCGGTCGTATTGATCGGCCGTGAGCGTGCCGGGCCCACCATCCGAACTCTTGTAGACAATCGCGCCCGAGGGACGCGCCGCATTGTCGAGCAGCGCCTTTGACCAACGCGACGCGCTGTTGTGCACGTCAATCGCCGTGGCCGCCGCCTGCATGGGCGACAGGCCGTAGTGGTCGTCCTGCGGGTGGAAACTGCGGATGTGACAGATCGGCGGAACCTCTGCCCTCATGTCGAACCGGTGTTTCCGCCCGCCCACGGAATACTCGTAGGCTACGGGCCAGCCATCCGACCCGGGGACGATGTCCATCCGGTCGCTGCGCAGGACATGAAGCTCGAATGGCAACGCGCCGTCTCCGACCGCTTCGATATAGCCGTTTCCGGACAGGAGGATCTGCCCGTAGAGCGCCTCCAGCAAATCCGCCCGCCCCTGCGCCGCATTCGGACGCGACAGCAAGGACAAGACCGGATGCACCTCGTACCGCCGGGCCCCGTCCTGGCAGATCAGCGGCACGGCCGCCGCGGCCTCCGCGATCAGCTTCACGCAGCGAAAACCGACGGGATTGCCGGTGAACCCGGTTTTGGTCAGCGAGACCGTATCGCGCGGCGACCAGACCACGCGCCCGGAACCCTGCCAGGCAACCACCGGCCCCGTGGCCGATGCCTTTCGTTCCGGCGGCCGGGGTGTCTCGGTCGCGTCGCCGGACCGTCGCAGGAAATCCAGTACCATGCGCCATTGCTCCTTGTTCCATGTTTCCCACGGGGCACGGCGCCCCGGCGTCATCGGCCCGGCCCCCTGCCAGTCGGCAGGGGGCGGGCACACCGAGAGAGGGCACGCCCCTCACCAAGGCGCGCCTCGCTCTCTCGTCTGTCTCGTGTCAGTAGATCCCGGCGCTCAAAGCGTCCGTACCCGGGGCCGGCGGAATTGCCCGGCCGGCCCGATCATCAACTCGGTCATCGCCCAGACCAACGCGTCCAGCCTGTCCGGCGAGCCCCGCCCGTCATAGCCGCGGGTCGTCATCCGGCACATCTGGTCTTCCAGATCGCCCATATCCCGCAGGTGCCGAACCCTGCCCTGCTCGTAGAGCGCCGCCACAGGTTCCGCCCGGGCGGCCTTGCCCTTCTGGGCCCGCACCGCCTTGAATGGCAGCATCGGGTCGATCTGGTTCAATACCGATTGGACCATTTCGCCGCCCTGGTTCACCTCCGCGACCAACCTGTCCGCCCCGTGCCGTTCCAGTGCCGCCACCGCCGCATGTGCCCAGGCCGAGGGCGATGCGGCCGATACTGAGGCGTCCTCCAGCACCCAGGCCACCCAATCCTTCGGATCGCCCCTGGTTTCCGCACCGACAACGACAATGCCGCATTCGTCCGAACCGGCATGTCCCGTCACCGGCGGGTCGATGGCAACAACGATCCGGTCCAGCTCCGGGGCCGCGTCGCGGCGCGCGTTCTCGATCAGGGCAGAGGTCCAGAGCGCGCCGTCGGTGTCCTCCACCAAAACGCCTTCCAACTCCTGCCGCCCAAGGCTGGTACCACCGTATCTTGCCTGCACCTCCGAGAGGAAACTCTCCGCCAGGTTGGCCCGGTTCGCTTCCGTCGACGCCGAGGTCACCACCGTCGATTCCCGTTTCAGCAAATCCTTCAGGATCTGCACATTCCGCGGTGTCGTGGTCACGCATTGCTGCGGGTTCTCGCCAAGCCGGAGCCCGAACTGGAGCATCGACCACGTCTCTTCCGCCTTTTTCCACTTCGCCAGCTCGTCCACCCAGGCGCAGTCGAACTGCGGCCCCCGCAAGCTCTCAGGCTCATGCGCCGAGAAAACCTGTGCCACCGCGCCGTTGGGCCAGAGCAACCGCTTCCGCCCCGCCTGCCACTCCGGAACACGGTCGGGCGGCGAACAGGCGAGAATTCCGCTGTCGCCGAAGATCATCACTTCGCGAACCTGCTCGATCGTCTCGCCCACCAGCGCAATACGGCTTGCGATACCGGGGTCCTGTGGGCGCGCGCCTTCGACCCTGGAACGCACCCACTCCGAGCCGGCGCGGGTCTTCCCCGCGCCGCGCCCGCCCAGGATCACCCAGGTCTTCCAATCCCCCGCCGGCGGGAGTTGATGCGGCATTGCCCAGAACTCGAAGAGCCAGGGCAACGCGCACAACGCCTCCCGGCTCAGGCCCTCAAGAAACGCCGCCTGCACCTCGGGCGGCTCGGAGGCGAGCAATTCGGCTCCCGATCTCATCGCGGGCCGCGGCAAGGTCGAAAGCCTGCTGGTGAACATTCCCGACGAGCTTTCGGCGAAGATCTTCGACATTGCGCGCCTCTTCCATCATGGTGACCGAAGCCTTCCGGAGCTCCGAGAGAACCCCCTGCAGCTTCTTTGCCCGCTCGGTCTTCCCCCGACCGATCTCTTCAATAATATCCGTCAGCTCCTTGGAGCCGCTGCGATAGAGCGTGACGGCCTGATCAAAATACTGGCCGGTTTCGTCTCCCGATGTCTCGGGGCCAAAGGGTTTATCCAT